CTCACATGACATTTGTTAGAGTAGACGATGAAGGAACACCAATTCCAGTCTCAGAACAAGTAAAACGTTTATTTAAAACACCAGACTCAAAATTGTGAGACATTTCATAGTATATCTTTTAACTTGGATATCAAGTAACTTGTCCATACCGTTCTGGATGATAGGACATGTTCATTTAACTATGAATGTATACCAAGACATACATGAAATCCTTATGTCATTTGGTATGAATATTATTGTAGCAATAGGATTTTACTTAGATTATAAAAAATATAAAAATGAGCAAACAACAACAAATGAATCTTAATATTGATATTAAGAACACTCGCCCCGTATTGTCACCTGAAGGCAATGCTGTATTTCAAGAAGGTGTAATCCTTCGTAAAGTATCTCGTTTTGTAACTGGTACTTCTGAAGATGGAATTATTCCTGTTCCCTGTTTTTTTGATGTAGTTACTGGTAAAGTATTAGTAGAATTGCTTCCTAAAGAACTAAGAGACGAGTTCAGTGATGACAATATTTGATTGGCTTAATCAGATAACATACGATAAAAAATCTTGGGAAGATTTTACCGAAGATCAACAAGAATCGTTCAATTCTTACATGGTTCACCGGTTTTTGAGTATGTATGAGGGATATATTGATATCACAAATGTTGTGCAAAAATTTCCTCTTACTGAAAAAAAACTAATATATAATACCTACCGTTCCATGATCCCAAAGAAAAAAATGTTTCTGAAGTACATCAAATCCGCCAAGAAAAAAACACCACAAACTGTGTTAGAACACATTGCAAATCACTTTACTATCTCACTTGGAGAAGCCGAAGAATATACTTATATTCTCCGAAAAGAAGGTGTTCATGCAATTTTGTTCGAACAAGGAGTACAAGAAAAAGAAATAAATAAGTTATTAAAAGAACTAGTAATATGATTACAGAAAATACAGGTTACGATTATACTGGAACTCAAAAAGCAATTACGGATTTTGAAAAAACATATCCTACACTTGCTGAGGCATTTAAAGAAACACAAAAAGAACAATACGAACTTTTTGCTCAAAAAATGATGGATTATGGTTTGAGTAATATTGCTCTTGGTTCACCACTTGAAGATGCTGAAGATATTAATCTATCGTTGACTGGTATTTGGTTGCGTTGTAATGACAAAATAAACCGCTTAAAAAACATGTTAAAGCGTAAAGGTCGTAATTACGTTCAAGACGAACCAATGATCGATAGTTTTATTGACATTTCTAACTACGGCATTATCGCTCAGTTAGTAATGAAGGGTAAATGGAAAAAATAAAATTTAGTTTTGTTATACCTTGCTGGGAGCAGACACATTTATTAAAGTGTTTGCTTCAAAGCATTTGGTGTCAAACTTATACTAATTGGGAAGTTATTTTAGTACATGATGGTCCAAATCCCTCACACGAAAAAGCTTTAGGAGACCTAATAGGTAATTCTAGATTCAAATATACAAATACAGAAGTAAGATATGGTTATTGGGGTCACTACGGTAGAGAAGTGGGTACTCAATTAGCAACAGGTGATTGGATTATTCATACAAACGATGATAATTACTTTATGCCTATTCTACTCGAAGAAATCAATTCAGAAATCATTAGGAATCCTGAAGCTAATTTCGTATATTGGGAGATGATTTTAGGAAAATATAGCAATGTTCATAGTCATAATAAAAAAGATTATGGACATTTTGTTCCTAAAATTCAACACAGTTATATTGATTGGGGCCAATTTGCAACAAAAAGTGAAGTTATAAAAAAATATTCAATAAATAAACACGAGGCAGCAGCTGATGGAACATTAGTAGAAAATATGAAACACGAGTTAAATCCTGTTTTTATTGACAAGTGTTTATTTGTACACAATTAAGTTTTGGCTAAAAAGAAAAAAATACCACAAATAGTAAAGCAGATTAAAAATCAACCTTTACGAGAAATGAATTATGCCTTTGAAAAGGCAGTTTCATATAGTCAATTTTCTGTGTTTCAAAGTTGCCCTCGCAAATGGTCTTTACAGTATAGAGACGGTCATTACACGTCTGAACAATCGATTCACATGACCTTCGGGACGGCGTTACATGAGGCAATACAACATTATATAACAACTATATACGAGGTTAGTGGTGCTGCAGCAGACCGGATTGATTTAAAAGAATATTTTGAAGAACGATTCAGAGAAACTTATTTAAAAGATTACAAATCAAATAATAATACCCATTTTAGTAACTCAATTGAAATGAATGAGTTTTTTGAAGATGGTTTATCTATTTTAGATTTTTTAAAGAAAAGACGAAATGGATATTTTGGAAAAAAAGGTTGGCATCTAATAGGATGTGAGTTACCTCTTATGGTTAATCCTAATCCTCAATATCCAAACATTTTATATAAAGGGTATTTAGACGTAGTATTATACAATGAAACTTTCAATAAGATTAAGATCCTTGATATTAAAACTTCTACTAAAGGTTGGAGTGATAAGGAAAAGAAGGATGAAGTAAAACAATTTCAATTAATTCTTTATAAGAAATTCTTTGCTCAACAATTTAACGTTCCTGTAGATGATATTGAAATAGAATTCTTTATTGTAAAACGTAAAATCTGGGAAAATAGTGATTTCCCAATCCCACGAATACAAGAATTCAAACCAGCTTCAGGTAAAGTAAAATTAAATAAAGCATATAATGCTATTAATGAATTTATTGGAGAAGTATTTAATGCCGATGGTTCTCATAATTCCAGAAACCATCACCCACAACCTTCAGCACATAATTGTAGGTTCTGTCCTTTTAAAAATAATAAAGAGCTTTGCGATAAGGGATTAACTTAAGGATCTCTTTATATATTTATATATGATAATTAAATAATAAAAGCTATGAGTAAAAAAGATATGACACTAACCTCTGTTAAAGTACAGAGCGAGTTGTTTGAGAATTTTAAAATCTCTTGCGTAAAATACAAATTTTCCCTACAAAAGCTTGCTGATCGAGCTATTCATTTGTATCTTACCGATGACGATTTTAGAAAAAAAATTCACAATCACAACAACCTAGACGTTTAAAAAAACAACAAATTTAGTTACATGAATAATAGTTTTGAACACTTGCCAAAAGAGCAAAGGAAAAAGATCTTACTTATTTGTGACGATATCCGAGTTCATTCGGGGATTGCAACAGTAGGTAGAGAAATTGTAATTCACACCTCCCATCATTTCAATTGGGTAAACATTGGTGGAGCAGTAAAACACCCAGAAGAAGGTAAACGTTTAGATCTTTCAGAATCTACAAACGTAAATGCAGGTATTGATGATTCTTCAGTAATTATGTATCCAGTTACAGGATACGGTACTCCAGAATTAGTTCGTCACTTAATTAAAGCTGAACAACCTGATGCTATTATGTTGATTACTGATCCTCGTTACTTTACATGGTTGTTTGCTATTGAAAATGAAATCCGTAAACACATTCCTATTGCTTACTTAAACATTTGGGATGACTATCCAGCACCTCACTACAATAAAGCATTTTATGAGGCATGTGATTTGTTGATGGGTATTTCAAAACAAACAGTAAACATCAATAAACTTGTATTACGAGATAAAGCGGAAAGTAGAATTTTACGTTATGTTCCTCACGGTTTGAATAATGATATTTTTAAACCTTTGAGTAAAGAAGATGAACAATTAAAAGAATTTAAAAAGAAATTATTTCAAGGTAAAGAATATGATTTTGTTTTGTTCTTTAACTCTAGAAATATTCGCCGCAAACAAATTCCAGATGCGATGTTAGCTTATAGATACTTTATTGATAAATTGTCTATTGAACAAGCTAAAAAATGTGCATTTGTACTTCATACCGAATTAGTAAGTGAACACGGTACAGATCTCCCAGCAGTTCAAGAATTGATTTTAAATGGAGAACAATACAATGTAATTTATACTGGAGATCGTTTTGATGCTAATGGAATGAATTTATTGTATAACAGCTGTGATGCTCAGATTTTGTTAACATCAAATGAAGGTTGGGGATTAAGTTTAACGGAAGCTATGTTATGTGGTTTACCTATTATTGCTAACGTAACAGGTGGTATGCAAGATCAAATGCGTTTTGAATTTGAAGATGGTACATGGATTGATTTTGATGCAGATTTCCCTTCAAATCATAACGGAACCTATAAAAAACACGGTAAATGGGCTTTCCCAGTATATCCAACAAATCGTTCATTAGTTGGTTCACCACCAACACCTTATATTTGGGATGATAGATGCACCTCAGAAGATGCAGCTGAACAAATTATGGCTGTTTATAATTTAGGTAAAGAAGGTCGTGAAGAAGTAGGTTTAGCTGGCCGTGAATGGGCTATTGGTGATGAAGCTGGATTTACAGCAAAACACCAAGCATCAAGAGTTATTGAAGCATTTAATACACTATTTGAAACTTGGAAACCGAGAGAAAAATATGAATTAATTAATGTTAATCAAGTAGAAGATAGAATTGTAAACCATAAATTGTTATATTAATGAAACCGTTATTTGTAATAAGTTCTCCTTTTGACACCTATAGTGGCTATGGTGCTCGTTCAAGAGATTTAATTAAAGCCATTGTAGAATCTGATAAATATAATGTAAGATTGATTTCCCAACGTTGGGGAGGTACACCGTTTGGATTTTGTGAAGATAATCCAGAATGGAAATTTCTTTTAGATCTACAACTCCCTAATAATCAACTTCCTAAACAACCAGAAATTTGGGCTCAGGTAACTGTACCTAATGAATTCCAACCAGTAGGAAAATATAATATTGGTTTTACAGCTGGTATTGAAACTACTTTATGTGCACCTGAATGGATTGAAGGATGTAACAGAATGGATCTTAACATTGTTTCTTCAGAACATTCTAAAAAAGTATTTGTAGATTCTAAATATGAAAAAAGAAACAAACAAACAAATGTTCTTGAAGGTACAATTGAATTATCTAAACCTATGGAAGTGTTGTTTGAAGGAGCAAACACAGACATTTACAAAGTTATTGAATCTCACCAAGTTAAAACTATTAATTTAGATTCAATTAAAGAAAAATTTGCATATTTGTTTGTAGGTCACTGGATTACAGGTGATTTTAATGAAGATAGAAAGAATGTAAGTTTGTTAGTTAAAGCATTTTATGAAGTATTTAAAAACAAACAAAACAAACCAGCACTTATCTTAAAAACTTCTCAAGTAGGTGCCTCTTATATGGACCGAGAAGAAATTCTTAAAAAGATTAAACAAATTCTTAAAACTGTAAACTCTAAAAATGTACCTAATGTTTATTTGTTACATGGAGAATTTACAGATGTAGAAATGAATGAATTATATAATCATTCTAAAGTAAAAGCTATGGTTAGTTTAACTAAAGGTGAAGGTTTTGGTCGTCCACTACTTGAATTTAGTTTGACTAAAAAGCCAATTATTACTACAGGATGGTCTGGACATATGGATTTCTTGAATCCCGATTTTGTAAATCTAATTCAAGGTCAATTAACAAATGTACATGAAAGCGCTGCTAATCAGTTTCTATTAAAAGATTCTCAATGGTTCTCAGCAGACCATGGTCAAGTAGGTTACTTCCTTAAGGATGTATTTGAAAATTATAAAAACTATACTGACAAAGCAAAACGCCAAGCATATTATAGTAAATCCAACTTTAGTTGGGATAAAATGAAGGAAAAAATTGATACTATTTTAACAGATAATATCCCTGAGTTTCCTAAAGAAGTAAGTTTAAAACTACCTTCACTGAAAAAAATCGAAATGCCAAAACTTAAAAAAGTAGAACAAAATGGATAATCTAATTGTATGCGCACATTGTGGCTCAGATGCCTGCTATGTTGATGAAGTGAATCAAGATATTAAAACTTATTTTTGTTATGGGTGTGGTTTTCAAACTAACTCATTAATGAAAGAAGGTGAAACATTTTTTGAAGAACAAATTTCCATACTTCCTGAATTGTATAAGGATTTATTAGGTAAAGATGATGATGGTCACGTTTGGATGCCTTCATCAGTAAATGTTCCTACCCAAGGTATGATATTTGCTAATGGTCCCTCTAAAGATCAGTGGGGATGGGGAGCTGTTAAAGCAGTTCCTGTTACTGAAGAAGAAAAAGAAAAATA